GAATAAATTATGTTATCCAGAAATGGTTGGAAAAGATTATCCATTATTATATGAAGAAAAAGATTTCTTATCAACGATAGAAAGTATGTTAGACAATCCAAACCAAAGACAAGAGGCAAAAGATTATTTAAGTCCATTATTACCAGACTTTAAATGGAGTGGTAGAGTATTGAAGTGGTTTAATAATTGGGAAACATTTGACGAGTGGGAAGTATTTGGTGATACCAAAGCATATAGAAGAATAGTTAAGTTTATTAAGGACAGAGGTTCAGTTACTAAATATGATATTTTTATAATGTTAGGTTGGGGAAGAAGAGTAGATTGGTCACCATATAGAAATAGATTGAGAAATGAAAAAGGTATAAAATTAACAAAAGATAGATACGAGGTTATAGAAAAATGAAACAATTAACAGAACAACAAATTACAGATAATTGGAAAGAACTTAGAACAATTATCAACAATACATTTAGTGGAGATAGATTAGAAAAGCTCAACAAAATGTATGACGACTTTGAAGATAGAATGGTAGTAGCACCAGCAAGTGCTAAGAAAGCATTTCACAACGCAATGGTTGGTGGTTATGTAGAACATATACTACACGTTGTAAAGATGTCTCAACAGATTAGAGATGTGTGGGAACAAAATGGAGCTATGATAAATTTCACAAACGAAGAATTAATTTTTGCCGCTTTACATCACGACTTAGGAAAGATTGGAGATTTAGAGGGTAATGATTACTACATAATTCAAGACAATGATTGGAGAGTAAAAAATATGGGAGAAGTCTATACTCACAATGAGGACATATCATCTTATATGACCGTGACAGATAGAGCACTTTATATTTTACAACACTACGGAATTAGTATGTCGGAGTGGGAATATCTTGGATTGAAACTAACAGACGGACTATATGAAGACGCTAACGAAAAATACTTAGCAGGTTATAACCCGGCTTGGAGATTAAAAAGTAATATCGCTTACATCTTACACCAAGCAGATATGATGGCTACTCATACCGAATATGACGAGTGGCATCGTGAAGATAAAAAAGAATCTGAAAAAGTTCAGAAGTCAGTAAACAATATTAAAGAAGCAGTTAATAACGAAGTTAAAGAAAAGTTCAATACTAAATCAACAGACGCTAAGGACATCTTTAACGAATTATTTGGAGAGAAAAAATGATAGGATACATATTACTAAGTTTAGTTATTATCACATTAGGTTGGACTACATTTAATCTAACGAGAAAAGTAGAACGACTTGAAACTTGGATTGAGGATTATGCAGAGAGAATACAAACCACTAAACAGATATTAGATGATGTAGATACAACAGGACACTTTGAAGCAGATGATGAAGTGGGTGTTATATTTACATCAATCAAAGAAGCAGTAGATGAGATAAACGAAATAACAGAACAGGAGTTATAATGCCAAGAAAAGCAAAAAAAGGTTCAACAAGATATTACTTTACTGATGATACAGAAAAAGCAATTATCAGACATAACAAAGAAACTCGTCCACATATGAGAGAACGAATTTACAATGAACACATCAGAACACCTTTTGAGAAGTTGGCTGAAAATATAATTCACACATTTAAGTTTTATTACTTTGATGTTCCGAGTGAAGATGTTAAACACGAGGTAGTAAGTTTCTTATATATGAATATGCATAAGTTTACTGAGGGTAAAGGAAAAGCATTTAGTTATTTTAGTATCGTTGCTAAAAATTATCTTATCTTACATAACAACAACAATTACAAAAAGATGAAACAAACTGATAGTGAGGAAGTCACGGATTACAAACGAGACCCTATATCAGAAGCGTCAAGAGCTGATTTACTAACAGCAAAAAAAGAGTATCTTGATTTGTTTGTTGAGTATTGGGATAATAACCTAACTACTGTGTTCAAGAGAAAACAAGATATGGATGTTGCTAACGCAGTTTTATATCTTATGGAACATAGAGAAAACATTGACAACTTTAACAAAAAAGCTCTTTACATTATGATTAGAGAAATGACAGACTCAAATACACAACACATTACTCGTGTCGTCAATGTAATGAAAAAACATCATTTTAATTTACAAAAGAATTATTTAACTACTGGTTCAATAGAAACTAAATGGACAGGTAGTTGGGATAATTTATAACAGATGTAACAAAGGGCAGTATTTCTACTGCCCTTGTAATTCCACCTTTATTTATTGAGTAATCCAAGTATCACGATAAGTGATATAAAGCCAGCAAATCCACTTTCTGCAAATAAATTCACTAAACCAATTAGATTCCCAATAATGTCCATACCGAAGAACCCGCCAACAAAGATTAGTTGAACGAGAACCCCAAGACCGATAAAGTGAAACAGTACTTCTTTAATTCCACCTACTGCTTCCATTATCATAGCCATAGTATTTTTCATATTAGTTTCCCCCTTTTTATTACTATAAAGTCGGTTTTATCCGACTCGTATAATAACTATAAACGATATTTGAAAAAAACAACGAGTATATAAATATATATCACTCTTTTTTAACATCTATATATTTATTGTTAGGTAAAAACTATGGCAAAAGATTACGAAATATTCGAGGGAAAAACCCTATCAGATGTGTTCAAAGACATCTACGATAATTCCAAAACCAATAAAACACAATTAGAAGTATTGATGAAAGAGGTTGTGGGATTTATTAAAGACGGAGATACGGCCGTTCAGATTATCCCTATGCTAAAAGAGTATTTAGAAATCAATGTCAAGAATGACGAACAACTTGTTAAGTTGGCAACAATCGTCCAAAGAATTACAGCAGCAGAAAAAAGAATATCAGATAGTGGAGATGAGTTCGGATTATCAGAATCTGAAAAAGAACAATTGATGAATGCCATTGAATCTGATGTTCAAGAGTTACAAATCAAAAAAGACGAAATAGAAAGTTCAATAACTAAGGAAAACTAATGGCTTGGCACAAACCAAAACCAGCTGACTCTGGTGGTGGTGAAAACACTTCTTTTGATAATGAAATACTTACAAGAGAGGGTTTAAAAACCATATCCAAACAGATAGCTTCGGCAGATGAGTTTAATGAACTCGAAGTGTTTGAAGTTATGGATATATATCGTGATGAGGGAAATCCAAGAATTTCTTCACCCGGTGAAGTAGTTGGTAGATATATACATTCAGAAATTGATGATAGTGTTAAAGACCTTTTAACATTTAAACCATTAAATTCAAATATTTTACAACAACCGATTGTCGGCGAACTATGGTTAGGTATCAATCTTGAAGGTAGAAGATATTATATCGGACAAGTCAATGAAGATGTTAATGATGTAAACTTTGAAAAATTTAATGAAAGTAGTCCAGGTGGTAAAGAAAATAATGATACGATAAAAGTATTTGACGCAGTTTTAAATAGTAATAAAAATGTAGAGGATTATACACAAGGTAATTATTTTGAGGATACTAATCCAACTAAATTAATTCCTTTTGAGGGCGATACCATAATACAAGGTAGATTTGGTAATACAATAAGATTAGGTAGTAATCAAGAAGATTTAGAAAAAGATGAGTATGTAGACTCACCTAATATTAAAATAGTTGCAGGAACACAAGGTGCAGAAGAAAATTTAGAAACAGATTTATCATCACTTTATTTAACAACAGGTGAGTATGTTGATTATTCAGAACCTTCTCTAAGTTTTATTGAAAGAGATTATGACTTACCACAATTAGTTGGAGACTCAGATAGAATTGTATTGAATGCTAAATCAGATGTGGTTGCGGTTTTTGCACAAAAAGACATAAGACTAAATTCTATTGACGGAGATGTTTTAATACAAGCAAAGGATAAAATAGAATTTAAACCTGAAAATAGTCAAATCATAAACAACATATTAAATGGTGGTATGATTTTAAATAAAACAAAAGACGGAATACCTTTTGGACAACTTGATATGATAGGATTTTTAAAACAAGTAATGGGACTACAATTATTTTTAAAAGGTATGACTCTTGGTGTTCCTAAATTATCTAATCCACTTACATTAGCATTAGGTGTTAAAGAAATTGTTAAAGGTTTGAAAGGAGCAGAAGATTTTATAACGGCTACACTTGGATTAGAGTTTATAAGTAAGTCATTAATGGAAACAAAAACTATTGAAGAAATAAAAGAAGTTCTACCAATACCTGACGGATTTGCAGGTATCATTGATGATGTGTCAAACATCACAGATGAACAAATTAAAAAATTAGAAGAATTAGAAAAAGCTGCAGGAGAACAAATACAGAAAGCATCTGAATTACAAAACGCTTTAAATGGTGCACCACCAAATGTAAGTGGTGTTCAAAGTCTATTAGCTGACGGAAGTTTTGATAACTTTGACGGAGTAGCAGATTTAAAAAGTGTTATAGATGGCGCGAGTGATGAGGATTTAGAACGATACATTAATAATGGTGGATTAAGTAGTTTTGAAAACCAAGTTTCAGAACAAAGTAGTATCATTGGTTCAGCGGATACAGCTAGAAGTTATCAAAGTTTATTTAAAACAAAAGGAGTAAGTGATGGATAAAAATAAGTTAAGAAATATTATTGAATTAGTTGTTCGTAAAGAAGTCAAAAAACAACTGAGCGAGATATTTATTAATGAAGAAAAAGAAATCAAATTATCAGAAACGATTTCTAAACCTAAACCTAAAAGGGTTATCAAGAAACCAAAAAAACAATACACGAAAAACAAAGCGTTAAATGAGGTATTGAATAACACCAAACCATTAGGTAGTCAAGAACAAGAAGACTATCCAACATTAGGCGGTGGTGTCTTAGGTTCTGACAATATGGCAGAAGTTTTAGGATACGGAGATTTAGGTATGGGTAGTGATAAAGAAAGAGCGAGAGAAATGGGAGCGGTTGATACAATCAAGAAAGCAGGTGTTTCAGTAGACGCTGTGCCAGAAGATGTTCAAAACGCATTAACTCGTGATTATTCTGGTTTGATGAAAGCAATAGATAAAAAGAAAAAAGGTGAAGGTAATTACAGACCATAATGGCTAGAAGTGTAAGAGAAATAGATAGAAATGACGACAAGTATGTTGGTATTAGATTTCCATTAGGATATAGTCCTGAAGGTTTTTTTTATAAAACAAAAACCGTATTAGAACAAGCTAAATCTAATTTACAAAATCTACTACTAACTACACCTGGTGAAAGAGTCTTTCAGCCCAACTTTGGTAGTCAACTAAAATCCATAGTCTTTGAACAAGGACAGGATATACCTAATAGAGTTGAAGAGGCGATTAGAACATCAGTAGATAGCTTTTCACCACATATTAATATTATAAATGTATTCACTATACAAGAACAAAATCAAGTCAATGTTCAAGTTGAATTTTCAGTTCCTTTAAATCCAGAGGATATTGAAGTATTAAATTTTGACTTTAGAATTGGAGAATAACAATGTCCGACTACGGAACAAATAAAAAAACAATATCAAAAGAAGTAAGTTATCTCGGTAGAGACTTTTCAGATATTAGAGCAAACCTTATAGAGTTTGCAAAAACTTACTTCCCAAATCAATATAATGATTTCAACGAAGCATCACCAGGTATGATGTTTGTTGAAATGGCTGCCTATGTTGGAGATGTAATGAATTATTATGTTGATAATCAATTTAGAGAAACACTTATTCAATATGCCGAAGAGAGAAAAAATGTTTTATCGATAGCTCAATCTTATGGATATAAACCAAGATTAGCATCACCTGCTATGGTAGAATTAAGTTTTACAATTGATGTTCCTGCCGTAGCGGTGGACGCAAATAACTACAAACCTAATTTAGATTTTGCAGGAAAGATTGAATCAAACACAACATTGTTATCAAGTAATGGAACAGAATTTACATTATTAGATGATGTTGATTTTAAAGTATCAAGTTCATTAGACACTATGGAAGTTACAGCTTTATCACCAGCATCAGGAGATATACCAACTAATTTTAGATTAAAGAAAAAAGGTATTGCTCAATCGGGTGTTAGAGAAGAAGAAGAATTTTCATTTGCTAACGCTGTTGAGTTTGATAAGATAGTTTTGTCAAATGAAAAAGTTACAAGTATAGTTGAAGTTACAGATAGTGAAAATAATAAATTTTATGAAGTTCCTTTTTTAGCACAAGATACGGTGTTTGAAGATGAGGAAAATACAACACTTAATGACCCTGAATTAGCAGAGTTCAAAAACGATACACCTTACTTATTAAAACTTATTAAAGCATCAAGAAGATTTACAACAAGAGTTCGTGATGATAATAAAATGGAACTAAGATTTGGTTCAGGTGTTAGTGATAATGCAGATGAGGAAATAATTCCAAATCCAGATAATGTTGGTTCAAGATTAGGTTTTGGTGTTTCAAGGTTAGACGAAAGTTTTGACCCAAGTAATTTCTTAAAAACAAGAACATTTGGATTAGCTCCAAGTAATACAACACTTACCGTGACTTATAATTATGGTGGTGCAGTTGAACACAATGTAGCTTCAAACACTATTCAATCATTTAACAGATTGACTTATACTAATTCTACAACAGGATTAAATAGTGATACATTAGATACGGTTAGAGCAAGTCTTACCGTGAATAATGAAGACCCTGCTTCTGGTGGTGCTTCAACAGAAACCATTACAGAAATAAAACAAAATGCAGCAGCATACTTTAATGCACAAAACAGAGCGGTTACAAAAGCTGACTACATTACAAGAGTTTATTCTTTACCACACAAATACGGAAACATAGCAAAAGCATTTATTGTTCAAGATGAACAATTAGAAACGAGTGGTCAATTACAAATCATTGACGGAGAGGTCGTAGATACAAGAGCTACAACAGAAGTTAAAAATCCATTAGCATTAAATATGTATCTATTAGGATATGGTGCAGATAAAACATTGGTTAGAATTAATAAGGCGGTTAAACAAAATGTTAAAACTTATTTATCTCAATATAGATTATTGACTGATGCTATTAATCTTAAAGACGGATATGTCATCAATATAGGTGTTAAGTATAACATTATTACAAAAACAGGATATAACAAAAATGATGTCTTGTTAAGAACAATACAAAAAGTAAAAGAATTTTTCCAAATTGATAAATGGCAAATGAACCAACCTATTGTATTGGGTGATTTAGCATATCAGATTTCCACTTGTGAGGGTGTGGTATCATTAGTTCCACCAGAACAGAATAATCCTAATAACGATTTAGTTTTAATAGAAAATAGACATTTAGATACTGATGGATATAGTGGTAATGTATATGATATTCTTTCCGCAACAAAAAATGGAATTGTATATCCATCATTAGACCCAAGTATATTTGAATTGAAATTCCCTAATACAGATATTGAGGGTAAAGTAGTAGGAGATAGATAATGCATTATTTTGAATTTGGTAAAAGAGATACAACACTTTATTCAGGTGGAACAACAGCATCAAGAAATACAGGTATTGATGAAATATTAGAAGTTAATAAAGTTGTAAACAATAACGGTACGGTAGGAAATGTATCAAGAATATTGATTGACTTTGACTTAACTTATATTTCACAATCAGTTGTTGACGGAAAAATACCTTCTACTGCAAAGTATTATTTAAATTTATTTGACGCAACTTCTGAAGAAGTTGAAGTAGAACAACCACTACACATTTATATGGTTAGTGGTAGTTGGAAACAAGGAACAGGAAAACTTGACCACGACCCCGTAACAGATGACGGAGCAACTTATCAATATAGAGACCACGAGGCAAAAACGCCTTGGGTAACAGGTTCAGTATTGACTGATGGTGGTGCTTGGTTCACAGCAAGCACAGGACAATATGAAGTTTCTACATCATACGATTTAACATTTGATAAAAAAGATGTTAGAGCAAATGTAACTGATTTAGTAAATAACTTTATATACTCATCATCAGATTACCCGAATAACGGTTTTATAGTTAAGAGAGAAGATAGTGGTTCTCACGGAGACCACCCGAGTTCATCTATGTTTGACTTTGACGCTGGTCAAGAGGGAGATAGTAGTCGTTTAGGAAATCTAAAATATTTTTCAAGAGAAACACACACAATCTATCCACCTAAATTAGAAGCAGTTTGGGACGATAGTTCTTGGTCAACAGGAAGTTTATCACCATTATCAACGAGTGATTTAGAAAACTTAAAAGTATATTTTAAAAATCTTAGACCAGAGTATCAAGAAAAATCAATAGTTAAATTTAGACTTGTCGGTAGAGAACTTTATCCTTCATCAAGTTTTAGTGCTACACCAAGTGAACTTACAATAAAATACTTACCAAGCGCATCAGTTTTTTATCAAGTAAAAGACGCAGATACAGAAGAAGTAATAGTTCCATTTGGAACAGGTTCTGCAATAAGTTGTGATAGCACTGGTAATTTCTTCCGAGTTCAAATGGACGGATTTCAAGCAGAAAGAAATTATAGGTTTAGTGTTAAAGTTATAAGTGGTAGTGGAACTACCGAAGAAACAATAAATTACTATGATGACAATTATGAATTTAGAGTAGTGAGGTAAAACAATGCCATACTTACCAAGTGACGCAGCAAAAAAATCTGAACTATATAGTAACATTTTAAATGGTGCTGAAATAGAATATCAAAACGAAATAGAATTTTTAAAACAACAACAACTAATTTCAGGTTCAGTTGATGCTAATACACCATTAAGAGATGATGATGGATTTTTAGTATCGTTTGAATCTGAGGAAGCAGGTGTAGCGTTAGAAGAATCTTTTGAAGAAGTTCGTTTAGAAAATGCTCAATATTTTTTTGAGGGTGAAATTGATAATGAGTTTACATACTATTTTCAACCTGAAGAAGATGTTGATGAAGAAGAAGAAGATGATGATAGCGAAGAAGCAACAGATGAAGAAGTTCAATTTCAATTAACAAAAAGAGATAATTTAATTCAAGTTATGAATGTTTATTTTAGTGATACTTATACGCCTGCTATATCAACCGAAAAACTACACTTTTTATTAAATGAATTTTTCAAAATAGAAGGGCCAAAAGGAGGCGATAACGCTGAGGGTTGGAAAGAATTTAGACAAGATAAAATCAAAGTAGAAAAATTCAGAAAGAAAGGTAAAAAGAAAAAACCAGGTGGAAGTGGTAGACCAAGAGCTAATTATCGAGATTTAAAAAGAGACTTAAAAGGATTTTACTATGATGATGTAATTAACAAACAATTATATCACACAAGACGAGGACAAGAAATTTGGTTAGAATTAGGGTTTCCATATCAGAAAGATGAAAAATAATGGCTATTGAATACGGATTTACACAACAAGAAAGAAACCAATACTTTAATCCTGAAAAGGTTTATAGTAGTTGGGGTAGAGATTTAGAAAGTGATTTTGCAGTTCTATATGTTTATGATATGAACGGAAACTTTATCATAAGTAAAATTATGGGATTGGGTGAAATGGATTTTGAAAGTAATGGACAATTTATTGATATTAATGTTGGCCAACATTTACGAGATTTAGGTTTTCGTGAGGGAGATTATTCAGTAACATATAAATTTTTAAGACGATTAGCGGGTAGAGAAAGAACACAATTTATTGACTCACAAGGAAATGTTTTTGATGGACAAGTTGATAGAGAGGTTATAGACGGAGAAGTAAAGTTTTTTAAATCAATGGGCGATGAAACAAATAATCCTACAAGAGAAGAAGTATTTATCAAAGAAATGAAATACAAACTTGTAGAGACTTCACCAGATAGAACTGAATTTATGTTGCAATTAGATGATAAGATACAAAATCAAGAGTATAGATATGAGTTCGCAGAAATGGGAGAAATGATTCAGTATCGTCCAATCAGTAGTAATAATGCAGGTGGAATAAAATTTCAAGGAAAAAATCCATACATATTAGAATTTGACATAGACCCACAAGATAGAGGTTTTACACAAAATATGGTGGGTGGACAAATCGTTATACCAAACTTATTTAAAGTTGACGGAAATGAGGATACAGATAATACTGATATTGTTTTAGACGATGAGTCAGATTTGGGACTTCAAGAAAGATTAGAAGCAGGTGATGCTACTGATTTTCTTGACTTAACTAATCAAGAATTAATTGATATTATGTTAAATGACCCTGACCCAAATGAAAGAGAGTTGGCAGACGGAGCATTACAAGAAAGAGCAAACGAGCAGAGATAATGGCAAGAAGAGCATTCATAGGAATAAACAGAAGAGTTGGTAGTCTTAAACCACCAAGAGTTAGAGGAGTTGGTGGTGGTGGGTCGCCAGTAGTATCACTTACACCTACTGACCCAATCGATACTGAGTTACAATTAGAGGTTGATGAAGTAGCAAAAGTTCAAAAAGTAAATGGATTGCCAGTTGACATAGAAGTTCTTGACCCAATACCATCTGAACCAAAAGGAAACGAGGACTTATCATCAGAAGATAAACTTGTTAAATTAAATAAAGAGGAAGAATTGAAATTAGAAACTGAGGATATTGATAAGTATCCTGGTCCAAGTAGAATTGATATTAATGATTTTTCTGAGGAACTACCTGAGATTAAAACAGGTTTGGGAGTTATAGGAACAGGTGAAGTAAAGGAACAAAAAATTTTAGATACTTCTTTAAAAGCTAAAAAGAAGAAAAAAACTACACCTATAACAAGAAAAAAAACAAATGTTGATAATAGAAAAGATTTATCTAAAAAGAATAATGCTAAAAATAATATCAAAGCAGGTTTAAAACCAAAACCAGAATTGTCAGGCGCAGTAGCAGTTATAAATGTTATTAATGAACAAATTGAGATTACAAGGAAAACAAAAAAGAAATCAACACCAAGACCAATTCAATCAATGATACAAATGGTTCGTCCAAGACCAAGTGTTCCAGTTGTTGAACCAAGACCAACAAGAACAATTGCAGGACAATCAATAACAAGACAACAGACAAGAACATCAACACCAATGAGAACATCAAGGCCAACACGAACAAGAAGTAGAGGTAGTTATTAATGGCAAGAGCAACTACAAAATCAAGAATAGCTGGAGCAGGTAGTAGAGGATACAGAAGAACTCAAACTAATATTAGAACGAGTGATACACCTGGAGTTCAAACACCACAACCTAAACCAAACAATTATGTTGAAGGCCCACCATTTAAAAATTCACAAACACTTGTTAGACCTGACGGAGTAACAGAAGTTCTTGGGCCAGGTGGAGTTGTATTAGAGGAAATAGGTGCTGACGGAAAAATGATTGTTGACCCAATCAAAGACGCAAGGTTTGACCCAAAAAATCCACCACCAAGTATTCAAGCATTAAGAGATGAATTTAGAGAACACGTTGAAAGTGGTAGAGATGAAGCAGGTGAAGCGTTTTTTGTTAGTGATGAAACAAAGGCAGCTTTAAATGTAGACGGATTAGGTAATGTTGGTGGTGCTTTTACAAAAGAAGAATTAATAAAAAGAAAAGTTATAAATGCAAATGGTGAGGTAATTAATAAACAAGGTTTAACAGCTGACGAGGAAATTGTTAATCCAAATGAAGAACAATCAAATTTATCACCAAGAGATTATGTAGCGACTATTGAAGAAGTATTAGATAGTAATCGTGTTAGAGTTTCATTATCTTATAATGACGGAGTAAATTTATATAAACATAAAGGTGATGACCAAGCAGCTTTAAAATTTAAGGGGTTTAGAGTAAACTATGTAAAAAATAATATTGAAAGATATAAAACTTATGCAAAAATAGACTCACAATATTATCTTGTTATTAATAGTGTTTTAGGTGTTGACGGAGAACAAAGAATTTTAAAAACAAAACAACCACTTTCTCCTGATGTTGAGTTTGGAGAAGGATTTACATTTGTAGAAAAAAGATTACCTGACTATGTTGATAATGTAAGATTAATTCCATTTGAAGATGATATTGATGATGGAATATTTTTACGATTACCAAACTTTAATTCAGTTGATAATCCAATTAATTTTCAAGGAACAGAATATAAATCACACAACTCATTAACAAGTTCAAATGCCGATGATACAAGAGATATTGAAAGACTATTAATTTCACAAAGTATATTAGATGTTGAACCAAATATAGATTATCAAAAAACGACAACAGATTTAAATATTGAAACAGATGACACTGGCTTTGGAAACTTTATTCACTTTTCAAATGTTGAATCAAGAGTTCGTAATTTTAAAAAGAAATTACAATTAATTGAAACATACAATACTGATAGTCAATCATTACAAAATGTATCAAGTTCATTAGAAACAATTCAACAATTAGAAGCAAAAAGACAAAGAGTAAAAAATTCTTTTGACCCATTTGAACATTATATGTATTTTGAAAGTTCATCTTATGTTAGTTCATCAGACGGACAATTCCACGATACAGCATGGCCAAAAGTTACAACTTCACACCCAATTAGTGCTTCTACATCAGACTATACACTTAGAGGTGTTAATGACCCAACAGCGAGTATATGGTTTGACAATATGGTTTCAAGTGCTTCAACTTATGACCAAACAAATATGGACTCACTTAGAAACTCTTTACCAGAACACGTTTATGCAGACACACAAAACAATGTGTTTTTAGAATTTATGGATATGGTTGGACAATACTTTGATGAGATATGGACATACACAACATCTTTGACAGATTTAAATGTTAGAGTAAATAAAATATCTGAAGGTATATCAAAAGATGTAGCGATACATTATGCAAACGCACTTGGTATGAATTTATATAGTGGTAATGATTTATTAACACTTCCTACATATTTGTTAGGTAAAGACACAGACGGAAGTGATTTATATGAATCACCACAAGAAGAAGTTACGGAAAAAATTTGGAAAAGAATATTAGCAAACCTACCTTTCTTTATTAAAGCAAAAGGAACAGAAAGAGCATTAAAAGGATTATTAAATTGTTATGGTATTCCGAGCACTATGTTAAGAGTTCGTGAGTATGGTGGGCCTGATAAAGGAACAAGAGTTAGTTATGAAATAAAAAGAAAATTTACAAGAGCATTAGATTTCAAATCAGGACAATACATACAATCTAATTGGGCTACTGGTTCTAATGGATTGATACCTGACACAATAGAATTTAGATTTAGAAGTCCTAAATCACAAGACCAAGTAATTTTACAAAAAGATGACGACTTCGCTATCTCATTACAAGACAATGGTGAAACAGATGACTACGGATTTTTAAGATTTACCATTAGTGGTTCAGACGGAAGTGTAAATTATATAACATCATCATTACAACCATTTTACAATGACGAAATGTGGTCAGTTATGTTGACAAGAAAGTCAGCAAGTAATGGTTTAGAATTTGATGATGATAGTATTCACGCAAGTTCATCATTTGAATTGACTACGAAATATTATGAGTCTTCAAGGCAAAAGCTTTTATATCAAGATAGTCAAAGTATGGAAGTTACAGCATCCGCAATTAATGCGGCATTTACTTCAAGTGGACACGTTTTCTTAGGTGGTAGTGGTAGTTCATTTGGAACACAATTTACAGGTTCATTGATGGAGTATCGTTTATGGTCAGAACCTTTATCACAAAGTATATTTGATAATCACGTTCGTGTTCCAAAGGCATATAATGGTAATCACTATTCATCATCATATGACGAATTATTAGTTCGTTATCAATTAGATGAGAACAAAGATTTATCCGTAGCGGCTAAAGCAACAGCTTCTAACACTGCACATAATTTATCATTATATCCAGGTGGTAGTGTTACAGAAGCTCACTCGGTTGACGCAAATGGATTTACAGGAAACTTTTCAAGAACAATAGAAGACCAAGAAAAATTAAGAGTTCCAAGCTTGGGCCCTACTCGTAGAAACGCTACAAAGATTAGAATAGAAGATACTACACTTCCTGAGGGTAGACAACTAATGGTTGACCAAAGAGTAGAAAAATCTAATGATGATTTTGCACCATTAGATGACCACTCATTAGGTGTTTATTTTTCACCAGTTGATGTTGTTAATGAAGACATAATGTATAGTATTGCAGATTTTAACTTTGATGATTTCATTGGAGACCCAAGAGATGAAACAAAACCAATTTATACAGATTTAAGAGATTTAAGAAAAGAATATTTTAAACGATATGATATGACAAATAATTTCTTTGATTATTTAAGAATATTACAATTCTATGATTCAAGTGTTTATGATACATTATTACAATTAGTTCCTGCGAGAGCAAAAACAAATGTTGGTGTATTGATTGAACCTAATATATTGGAAAGAAGTAAACAAGTAATTGTTAGAACACCTGAATTTGAAAATACATACTATGAAAATGCAGGACACTTTGATGACGGACTTAAAGTAACAAGATATATTACAGGTTCTAACGACAATTATTTTGAAACAAGTGGTGAATACACAACTTACAATGGTGTATTAAATTTAGCATTCTTTGATACAGGTTCATCATTAGGATTTTTAAACAATCGTTCACTAATGGTGTTAGATGATATTGATAAACGAAGTGAATACGGAACATTATATGCGACAGCAAGTATTGTTTCAGGTTCACATAATAACATTTTTACGGAAGTATTACAACCTAATGTTACGGGTTCAACATTATCAAAGAAAGTAAATGTAAAAGAATACTATTATTCAAGTTCCTTGAGCGCATCAATTGGGCCAACACACGCTTATAGTTCATCATTTTTACAATCAGATGTAGAGAGTATGGCAGTAGATACAAACTTATTTAGAGCATTTTATCAAGGAACATTATTAACAAGAGACAATACAATTGACGGAGAAGAACCTATCATAGTAAATGAAGTTGCACCTACCGTCTTAAAAACACAAGATTCAGAAACAAGTAAGTTAAGAACAGAATAAAACTAATGGAAAATTTGACTTTCTTATATTTATTAATGAATAAGAATAGTTATATAATTTCCACAGGAGTAAAATAAAATGGGATTTTTAGACAATACAAGTATAACAGTAGATGCTATTTTGACAAAAAAAGGTCGTGAACTTTTGGCAAGAGGGCAGAACGAATTTAAAATTACAAAATTTGCGTTAGCAGATGATGAGATTGATTACAATCTTTACGATACATCACACCCAAATGGGTCAAACTTCTATGCGGCAGTAATTGAAAATATGCCACTATTAGAAGCATTCGTAGATGAAAATCAATTAATGAGATATAAATTAACAACACTTCCAAAGGAAACAGCAAAACTTCCTATATTGAATGTTGGAGCACCATCATATACATTTGATGCGCCAGGTGATTTAGAAACTATTACACCAAACACAAGAAATGCACCAACTGAAAACTATACATTTACATTGTTCAATGCAGACCTTGCAAGTGTAAGTCCTGAGGGAGCAGAAGGTTTTACTGATACAGCAACAACGACAGTATTTTTAAATGCAGCAGAAAGAAAACGCTCATTTACCGTAGTTGGTAAAAGTGTTCGATTAGTTGCAAGGTCGTTATCAGTAGACACTAACACTAATTTACAAATTACAGGTAATGTAACAGGCGCGACCATAACTTTACCAATTACCGTAAAAGCAGACCCAAGTAAAAATTAAGGAGTAAATAATGGCATATCAATCATTTAACCCAGAAACAGACATAGTTGAAAATCAACGAACTACTATTTCAAGTGGATTATGGACAGGTGGTAGTTCTACACTTACTTCCTTTTTTACTCAATCAACTAATGGAAATATTACAGGTTCATTTTTAGAACTATATAACGAAGACCCAAATCAATCAAGTTCAGCAGAAACACAATTCGCAATTGGATACGCTCACGTTCACGGAAGTGGTTCAAAGGGTAATGTATCTAAACTGACAACAGGTGGTAGACAATCAGCTGCACTTTATAGACAATTTAGAAATCTTATATTAGCACCAAACACAAGTGAATTTACATTTACTGGTCACTCAGGAACAAGTGAAGACTTTTATTTCATTTCTTTCCAAAGAGCAAGACAAAGAGAAAAGATAGACCCAGGTAATTGGGAATTACAATTATCAGGTCAAATGGCTGGTAAAGCAGCAAAAATTCAGTTGATTGATGATAGTGGTGCTACAACAAATCCTACCGTTGAAGAAGGTGGTAGAGTATTTAATGTTGTTAGTGGTTCTATTTCAGACGGAGTTAACACAACAGCAGCAAATCAACCTGGTGGTGGTTTAGGATTATTCTATCCAGATTTAGGTATCATATTGTTAGACGCAGCTCAAATGGAAGCGAGTGGTGGTTTAACTGCAAATGCAAGAGACGCTGACCAACATATCAGTCGTTCAGAAGCATTCTTTGATGTAATTGTTTCTGGTTCAAGTTTCCAAGCAAGAAGAGAAGAAGAAATTAGTTCAACAAATTATTTTGTTAGAGCAAATAACAAAGACTTTAATTTTAGTTCTAATCCAACTTTCTCTACTGGCTCAGACGGAAGTTTAACACAAGGAACTTTTTTCAAAGACCCTAAAACTTTTATCACACAAGTTGGTTTATATAATGATGAAAATGAACTATTAGCTATTGCTAAATTATCACAACCTTTATTAAAATCATATTCAAGGGAAGCTATTATTAAAGTGAAACTTGATTTTTAGGACAAACTAATGTTCAAAAATCTTGACTTAGACAATGACGCTACAATAAAGTCCTTTCAGTCTTTTAAGAACTTTTCATTTACCAATAACGATAGTGGTAGTGGTGTATTCGCTATCAAAGCTCGTAGTGGTTCACGATTTAATTATGTAAGTTCATCAGACGCAGTCATTACTATAACAACAGGTTCAATATCTACAAACTTTTTTGGATATCCAACTTATGCTATGCTACATAATTTGTATTATTCAAAACACGGACGAGAGTATATTAGGTCAGGTTCTATGAATAGAAACCTACATAATTCAGCGTCAGTCATAAGTGTAGCAAGAGAATTGTATGGTGAACAAATAAAACCAGAAAGTATACAACTATCAGCTACCGTAGGTGGACAAACCTTTGACATTAGAGATGACGGAGAGGGTAATCTATATGATAACAATCACTCTGCAAGTTTCTCAACATTTAAAACAAATAACTTTACGAGTGGTAGTTCAACTGCAGCAGCAACTCGTGGTAGTGGTTCAGAAGTAGGTAATGTTTTTTACGAACAAGGACTATTAGTTTTTACAGATACGGGTTCTTATAAAGATGTTGGGTTTGGAACTTCTTATAATTTAAAATACAAAGCAACACAAACACACTATCAATATGAGTATCGTGTAAGTTGTAAACCACACGAGTTCAACACCACAACAAATATCAGTATTACACCGGGTCGTAGTGGTAGTATCACTATGGCAGAGGGTGTAGTTAGTATGTCTAATTACTTTCCACCATCAGACCAACCAACAGGTCAAGGAACAGGTAGTTATGCAGCATTTTACAACGCTTCACCAGAAGCTATCGGAGTTGTAACTGAATCTAATTTTAGACCTTTCGTGACTGATATAGGTTTATATAGTGAAAATAATGAACTATTAGCTCACGGAAAACTCGCAAAACCTATCAAATTATCTGACGATATCGAAACTACTTTTATCGTTAGGTTTGATGTATAATCTTCACCAATCTTATATTTATTATTGTAAAAAACCAACGGAGAAAACAATGTTCAGTTTTATGAAAAAAATGGTTATGACGG